GTAATAAAGCATTTGCACCAACTGCTGTGTTATTAGACCCTGTATTGTCTTCTAATGCTTGGTGTCCTACAGCCGTATTACTAGCACCAGTAACTACTGCTGATAATGCACCATAACCCATTCCTACGTTGTAACTTGCTGTGGTATTAGCGTCTAAAGCTAAAGCACCAACAGCTACGTTATATGCGCCTGTGGTGTTGGATCGTAAAGCATCCCTACCAATTCCAGTATTGTTAGCTCCTGTAGAGTTCAAACCTAATGAATCTACTCCAACGGCTGTGTTGTTATCTGCTGTGGTGGTAGTAGATAAAGAGAAATATCCTATTGCTGTGTTCCCATCGCCTGTTGTTATAGCATCTCCAGCTAAACTTCCAACTGCTACATTTTGTGTCCCTGTCGTATTTGCTACTAAAGCACTTTTACCAACTGCGGTGTTGTTATCTGCTATATTTGCTGATAAAGCACTATCTCCTACAGCAGTATTGTAATCTTGAGTAGTTGCTGTCTGTAAAGCACCTTGTCCAAGTGCAACATTTTGTACACCTGTTGTTAAGGCTCCACCTGCATTAGCACCCAATAAAGCATTATAGTTACCTGTAGTTATTGCATCACCAGCTTGATAACCTACTGCGGTGTTTTGTGTTCCTGTCGTGTTTGCTGTTAAAGCATCTAGTCCAACAGCCGTGTTGTTACTCGCAGTCGTATTAGCCAGTAAAGCATCTTTACCAACGGCAGTATTTCCTGCTCCTGTGGTGTTGGCTTCCAAAGCAGTACGACCCACTGCCGTGTTATTATCTGCCGTTGTGTTGGCTGTTAATGAGCCATACCCAAGTGCTGTATTGTTATCTCCAGTAGTGTTTGCATCTAAGGTAGTGTGTCCCATAGCCACATTTTGATTCCCTGTAGTGTTTGCTGCTAAAGCACTGGTTCCACTAGCAGCATTTGAATAACCTGTCGTGTTTGCAACTAAAGCACTTGAACCAACCGCAGTGTTGTTACTCGCAGTCGTATTCGCTCCGAGAGCATTATCTCCAAGGGCAGTGTTGTCTGAGCCTGTGGTATTAGCGTCTAAAGCGTTTGAGCCTACTGCTACGTTGTCTGTTCCTGTCGTGTTAAGAAGTAAGGTTTGATAGCCAATAGCTATATTATTACTTGAAGTAGTGTTTGCTCCCAGAGCAGCGTGTCCGATACCAATATTATAAGCACCTGTAGTATTGGAATCTAATGCATGACTACCAATAGCTACATTACTAGCACCTGTTGAAGTATCTTCTAAAGCCATAAAACCAACAGCCGTGTTGTTACTGGCTGTGGTACTCACTTCCAACGCTTCAGAGCCTATAGCTACGTTTTCTGACCCTGTAGTTATTGCTCCTCCTGCATTATCCCCTACTGCGGTGTTGTCTGAACCAGTAGTAACCGCATCGAGTGACGCTTCCCCTATCGCTACGTTGTCCGTACCTGTGGTTAAGGCTGTGCCTAAATTACCAGAACCGAGTCCTACGTTGCCTGTGCCACCTGTTAAATCTAATACATCAGTAACGGCAGCACCTGATCCTGCTCCATCAGTGGCAATCATCTTAATACCACCATTCGGTATTACGACATTGGCTCCTGTGCCTTGAGTGAGGGAAACTGCGTAACCTGCTGAGTTCTGGATTATCCAGACTTTACTAACTGTGTTGGGTGCGAGGGTAACTGTGTTGAGTGCGGTAATAGACCCCGTTAGCGTTAATGCCATTCTTCTTGATTCCGAATCTGTTTCACTACCATCAGGTATAGTAATCGTGTGTGTAGTTCCCGTGATTCCTGTTGAAGAACTACCGAAAGCATCCGCTATCAGCGTTAAATTCGTATTTGTTGTTGTGCCCCAGGTTCCACTACCATCACCAGTAGCCATTTCGTTGAGCCTTAGATTATTTACATATGTACTTGCCATAATTGTTTCCTGATTATTATTAAATTATTAAGCTGCATCGTCAATATCTGACCATCCTGCATCTTGACTAGGGCTTACGCTTGACCAAGAACCTGAACCTGAAGGACTTACTTCTGTCCAACCTGCATCTTGATCTGGATTTAATTCACCCCATACAGCTAAATCACCAACTGCTCCTGTACCATAAACTCCTGTAATTGTAATTATTACATGAGTAGTAATGGTTAATGTACCAACACTTCCTGTGCTGGCATCCTGAGTAACCGATATAATATTATTGGTTACTAAAGTTAATGTGCCTAATGCCGATGTCCCTGCTAATCCCGTAGGATAAACATTGGCATCACCAGTAACTGTTTCATCACCCTGAGATACTGTAGAAGCAGTACCACTAACTCCTGTGATGGCAAAACCTGCTGCGATCACTGTGCCTACTGCACCTGTGCCCGCAAGTCCTGTAACGGCTACATTAGCATCACCGCTTACACTTTCAGTACCTAATGCAGTAGTTCCTGCGAGTCCTGTAACACTTACATTTGCCGCACCTGTTGCTATAAGGGTTCCAACAGCTCCTGTACCCGCTAATCCAGTAACACTGACATTAGCCGCAGCCGTTATAGTAAGACTGCCTAATGCTGAAGTTCCTGCAAGACCCGTGAGTTCAACGGGGATGGGTTCACCCCATGTAAGTTGACCCCAAGTGCCTCGACCCCAGCCTGTTATATTAGCCATTGGCTAATTCCTTTAAGCTATTCTAATAACAGCGTTACTTGCATCTGCGGTTGGAAAAGTAATAGTAAAGCTACCTGCTGTACTAGTCTTGTCACCACCGAAATCAAAGACAGCAACCGCAGGATCGCCTGTAGCTGTATCATTGAAAATCATACAACCTCTGGCGGTTATCGTACAAGTACCAAAGGTTAAATCAGCAAAGTCTGTAAACGCAGTAGTTCCAGAAGTAGTAGGTTCAACTTTAGTTAAAGTACCCCCTTTTGCTGTGTAATTGGTTCCTGTTGCTTCCTGACTCGTTGAATAAGCTGTAGTAGAAGCACTCATAGTTGCTGAACTGGTATAAAGAGCCAGCTTAAAAGTGTTTCCTCCTGTTGAGAAATTGTGCTTCGCTTGTAAGAGTTGTCCCTTAAAGCTAGTACACATCGCCTGTGTTATCGCCATTATAGTCTCCTAATAATATTAGCTAGGTCTTTTTGACCTTGTTTTTCTAAAATATTACATACTGTACAAATATGGTTGTTCACCGCTTCTTGCATATAGTATGTAATAACCTTTTGACACCTTTCCTTAAACGCATGAGCTTGTAGCCGTATCGGATCAGGAGCCGAGTCACTTACAGAAATTAACTTATCTGTAGCCATTTTAGCCACGTCTTCAATAGAGTGACCTCTGTAATCTGTTGTTGTTACCCCTAAATCACCCAATGTTGTTTCAAATTGCTCAGTTTCCATATCAATATTTAGTCGGTTCAGGAGGAGTGGTTGCAGGTGTATTAGCTCTATCTAACCATGTAATATCCGTATCGTATCTTCCAGCAACACCAAACGGAACTGCTTGTCCCTTAATTACTTCAGACCATTTACAAACATTCATCTTCCCGTCTTCAAGATAAGAAATAACTGGATCAGCTAATCTATGGTAACCATATAGTTTGTCTTTAACATCCACATTAGCATCTAATAGATTTGAACGGACTGCTATTTGTACTTCTACACCCCTTTCCATACATTTTGATAACCAGAATTCACAACAAGCTCTGCCCATTTCAGCAAAATATAAATTACCTTTATAAGTAAAATCTGCTCCGAATAAATTAACATTTCCCACTTGATTCCAACAGGCAAATGCAATGGCATAAGCAACTGTATTATTTATGTAGCCACACTCAGTATCTTTAATTAAAGCTTCTATCGGATACAATTCTAATGCAGGAACCCTTTCATCTAACTCACAAGTATAAATAGGACATTTTATCTTTGGTAAAGTTTGTCTCATTACTTCTGACATATCTCCTGCATCATCAGACTCAAAAAATCTAGATACAGGGTCCATAACAAAAGCACGATCTGGATTAGGAATTACACTGATCATCGCATTAATGACCCAAACTTCGTCAAACTTCTGACTGTGCGTAATAGCCATGTGATAATCTAATTGACTATTTCCCATCGCCACAATAGCTACATTTTTACCTTTCAAGGCTTTTATCGGTTTTTTTAACATATCTGCTCCTTATGTTTTTATGTTACTGATATCCTCAATTGTCCTGATCGGTAAGTATCTTTACGATCTCTACCATCACCAAGAACTTTAAGTCGTGCTAAAGCTTCCTCATATCTAGCTTGATATATCTGAAACATATCCGCTTCACCTTTCATGAAGGTATAACCTTCAACTAAGCATCCATAGAGTAATGCACTTTCTGCATTGGTAGAAAGCCATGTAGTTCCCCCTGTTGCTCCAGATGTTAAAGAAGCTGGCTTATAAAAATAATGTATTTCTGTAGTGAAAGAGGCTCCTGGTGTCGGAGCCATGATAAAAAATTCATCACTGAATATCGCATAGTATTTAGGGAATGATCCTGATCCCGTTGCTGTTGCTGTTGGATAGATTTCCCTTAACCAATTTACATCCTTATTCAATAAAAATTGTTGTTTGCTATTACCATCCGTTACCGATAAAGAATAAGGAGCTAGAAAATCACTTGGTATGGATAAATATTGATTATCAGCAGACGTTGTACCCGATTGATTTTTTCTGAAATCAGGCAGTTGTACTATATTTAGTATCCTTTCTTCTGTCTGTTGAATAATAGTATCCAAAGTATTTGTAAAAGTAGTTTCAGTATTCTGAAGATAATTCTGTATAGCTGTCTTTAATCCTGCATAATTCATGATATTACTACCTTAATAAAACCTACTTCACCAGTCATGTACATATTGTCTAAATCACTGGGTCCAAATTCCGAGTTCCAACCACCTATAGGATTCCATGCCGAGGTTCTCCTGCTTGCTGCTTGACCAAGAGGAGGTCTAGGATTCCTTAAAGCTATTGGATCATAAATCTTAAAACTACCTTGTTGTAACTGTGGTTGAGGTTCATCATCACATTCGGGACACACCATCCAACCTGTGGGTCGTAAATCCCTAACTTGATTTCTTAGTTCTTTTAAAGGATAACGAAATCCGCAACGATCACAGAATCCAAACGCTTTATTACCTGCTGCAAATTCACTCATGAGTTATAAGTCCAAGGCACAAATCTAAACGATGCCTTAACCCTGTTTTCCTCGGCTGCTAAATCAAATTGTTCCATATATTCTTGTTTTAACAC